GTTGTAACAGTTGCCTTGATTGTACGTCCGACCGACTTGAGGCTATTAGATAGCTCGTCATTGTTTAACACGCTCATTGCGCTTGCTACGATTGATTTAATTGAGTTCATAATTTATTACCTTTATTCAGTTGTTAGTCAAAGGCGTTGTTGCCCCGACTTGTTATCAAGTATACAGTAATACGTTACCATGTCATTAAACCTTATTAAACTTATTTAAACGTATCTAAACGTATCTAGCTATGTATTATGGGATTCCCATAATGGGCGGCGGGGGTTAGGTACTTACGGGGTTACGCGCAGGTACAGGGGGGCATACACCCACTTGTATATATAAAGTTACTGAGGCCTAGTATTACTATTCCCCGCACAATATTACGACCCCCCACCTTTATCTCAACTCCGCTATAGCGTAAAGCGAGGGCCCCCCTTCTCACAAATCGCCTCGTTGCCAAAATAAAAAAATATTTTGCAAAATTTTAAAAGTTTACTTATTATTAATCCGTGGGTTTTAATCGTCCCATACGTAGGTCTGAAGTGTTCAGCCCCGCTCTAACCGGCGGGGTTTTTTATTGCATGCTGTGTCAAAATACGTTATAAAGCGCACATCGGTGATTTTTCACCTGCATATACCGGAAGAACATGACTGAACCTATTAACGTACCCCTAGAACTAGGTGTGCCTTTACCCACACCGTATACGTATGCTGACCTAAAAAGCAGTGTTGAAGCCGCATGCGCGACGTCAGTGTTCCTGCAGGAGCACGGTGCAGAATACCCACAGCCCTCGATAGCGGACAAAGAAAAAGCTGCTGTAATGTTCTCAGAGTATGCCGCCGGCAAAAAAGAGACGTCCACTAGAGTAGACACCAAAAAACTAGCTCGAGAAACCCCACAAGCAATAATCTACGCCAGAGGCCTATTAGACGAGTACGGACATAAAGTCGTGGAAGACGCGCAGCAGATAAGGCACATGGTCACAACCAAGCTAATTGCTGAAGCTGAGAATGCTGACCCTCGAGTAAGACTAAAGGCACTTGAGCTGTTAGGTAAAATATCAGACGTAGGGCTGTTCTCAGACAAGACGGAAGTCACGGTAACTCACCAGACAAGCGACGAGCTAAAAGACAAACTGCGTACCAAGCTAGAAAAACTCATCAACCCAAAACCTCTGAAAACCAGCACATTCTCCAAGCAGCTAGAAGCTAAGGTAACTGCGGACGACCCAGACCTAGATTTCTCGGATGTGCCACTACCCGACGTTGTAGAGGGCGAGTACGAAGAGGTGCCTGATGACCCCGAGCGCTAATACATTAGCTTCGTTCTCACCCGAGGACATTAATGTAATGCTGCAAAACTTAGACAGCTTCTCTGATACAGAAGTTGCTGAGATATATAAACTAGCCGAAGAGCTAGAGGAACGCCAGTATGTCGAGCGGTGTCACAACGACCTGCTAGACTTCACCATACACATGGACGGTAAATACATTACCGGCAAACACCACAAGATACTCTCTAACAAGTTACAGAAAATAGAGTCAGGTGAAGTTACTCGTCTGTGCGTCAACATAGCGCCGAGGCACGGTAAGTCCCACTTAGTTTCTACGATGTACCCTGCGTGGTTCCTTGGTAGGAATCCTAGCGCACAAGTTATGCTTGTATCCCACACTGCAGACTTAGCGGTAGACTTTGGTCGTAAGGTCCGTGACCTGATAAGCAGTGCAGATTTTCAAAGAGTTTTCCCCGGTGTCAGTTTATCGAAGGATAACAAGTCAGCAGGTAGATGGACGACTAGCATGGGCGGCGTTTTCTTCGCGTGTGGTATAGGCGCTAAACTCGCGGGCCGTGGTGCTGACCTTTTGCTTATCGATGACCCCCATGCGCTCGAAGTAAGTACGCCCATACCCACCCCTAACGGGTTTGTGGAAATACAAGATTTGAAAGTGGGAGATTATGTTTTTGGTCCAGACGGTAAGCCTACCAAGGTTATTGCTAAGTCAGATGTATGGCATGACCGTGAATTGTACAGTGCTAGGACCAGTGACGGAGAAGAAATACTCTGCGACGCTAAGCACCTGTGGGGAGTAAATTCCGACACTAGTTTAAATAAGGCGAAAGTATATAACTTTAACGCGGAGTATATATCTAACTGGCCCAAGGCTAACCGACCGGTCCTACCCAAGCACCGACCTGTAGAATACGCAGAGCGGGACCTGCCTATAGACCCTTGGGTATTAGGGGCGTGGCTAGGCGACGGTACGGCCTCAAGCGGGAGAATCACAGCGGACCCGAAAAACGGGGACCAAGCGTTTATGGTCGAGGAGTTTAGGAAGGCAGGGTACAAAGTAGGGGGCTTTACCCAAGACGGTTGGTCTTTTACGGTGTACGGGCTTATGCCGCAACTGAGAGCGCTAGGAGTGCTTAACGATAAACACGTCCCCGAGCAGTACCTAACATCGTCGGTAGAACAAAGAATGGCCCTTCTGCAAGGTCTAATGGACACTGACGGGTCTGTCGTAGCTTCTAGTCAAGCGGGGTTCTACAACACTAACATTAAGCTGGTACAAGCGTGTACAGAGATACTGCACTCGTTAGGGGTACGCGCCCAGATGCGCAGCTATGAGGATACTCGGGGTAGGTGGACAACGACAAAAACCAACTATCGCGTTATGTTTAGGTTAGCGGACTGCGTAAGAATGCCTCGCAAGTTAAAGTATACCCGGACCCCGGCGGATAAAAGGTCGAGGTCTATAGAAATCGAGAATACCCAGCAGCTAGGCTCTGTCCAGTGCATAACGGTTGACAGAGAAGATGGGCTGTTCTTAGCAGGCAGAGGATATGTAGTAACACACAACTCCGAGCAAGACATTCTTAACGGTAACTACGACGTGTTTGAGAAAGCGTATTCGTGGTTTGCCTACGGCGCCAGAACGCGACTAATGCCCGGCGGGCGCATAGCTATAGTACAAACTCGCTGGAGCCTCGACGACCTAACGGGGCGGGTTGTTAAAGACATGCAGATGAATCCTAAGACGGACCAGTATGAAGTCATTGAGTTTCCCGCGATACTTAACGAAGGTGAAAAGAACGAGAAAGCACTGTGGCCTGAGTTCTTCGATTTAGACGCGCTTAAACAGATTAAAGAAGGCATGCCTACGTTCCAGTGGAACGCACAGTACCAACAAGACCCCACCTCAGAAGAAGGCGCGATAGTAAAACGTGAGTGGTGGAGGGTATGGAAAAAAGAGACCCCACCCCCGTGTGAATACCTCATCATGTCGCTGGATAGTGCGGCAGAAACTAACAACCGTGCCGACTTTAGTGCGCTTACTACGTGGGGAGTATTCCTCAACGAGGAGGAGTCTCGCTATGAGATTATCCTGCTAAACAGTATTAAAGAGCGCTATGAATTTCCGGAGCTAAAAGATAGGGCATATACCGAGTGGCAGTTCTGGGAGCCGGACTGCTTCATCGTGGAGAAAAAATCATCAGGGGTGGCGCTGTACCAAGAAATGAGACGTACCGGCATCCCGGTGCAAGAGTTTACCCCGCATCGGGGGACTGGCGATAAGATGGCCCGACTAAATTCTGTGGCGGATATTATCAGGTCTGGTATGGTGTGGGTGCCGGAGACACGGTGGGCGGAGGAGCTAGTAGACGAAGTGGCGGCATTCCCCGCGGCACCTAACGACGACCTCGTGGATTCTTGCGTTATGGCTTTGATGCGGTTCCGCAGTGGTGGGTTCATAAGACTCCCCAGTGACGAGCCGGATGAAGAGAAGTATTTTAAGAGCAAACGTGGTGGGTACTACTAATACAGGACAAGATAATGGCTATTGATAAAAGTTTATATGAAGCACCAGAAGGCGAGATGTTAGAGGACGAGCCAGAAACTATGATGGACATTGACCTTATGCTCGATGCAGACGCTAGCGCAACAATAGAGTTAGAGGATGGCTCGCTAGAGATTACACTTGGCGACGAGGAAGAAGACTCTGATTTAGCGGCGGCACCGTTTGGGGCTAACCTCGCAGAGTATATGGACGAGGCGGACCTGTCACTCATCGCTAAAGAGCTGTGCGGTGATATTGAGTCGGATATGAGTAGCCGCGAAGAATGGGCGGATACATATGTCAAAGGTCTCGATATACTTGGGTTCAAATACGAGGACCGTACCGAGCCGTGGGAAGGTGCATGTGGCGTACACTCTACAGTCCTAGGCGAAGCTGCAGTACGATTCCAAGCGGAAACTATGTCTGAGACTTTCCCGCCGGCCGGCCCAGTAAAAACAAGAATAATTGGCGAAGAGACGAAGGAAAAAACAGTGGCAGCGGAGCGTGTTCGCACGGACATGAATTACAAGCTGACCGAGGACATGGCGGAGTATCGCCCCGAGCACGAGCGCATGCTGTTTGCACTGGGACTAGCGGGCTCTGCGTTTAAGAAAATCTACCAAGACCCGACGTTAGGTAGGCAGGTCGCCTCATATATCCCAGCAGAAGATGTTATCGTGCCTTATGGCGCTTCAACTATCGAGCTGTGTGAGCGCGTTACTCATGTGATGCGTAAAACCAAGACAGAAGTAGCCAAACTACAAGCTGTAGGATTCTACCTAGATGTAGAACTAGACGACCCAGAACCTTACCACTCCGACATCGAGGAGAAAAAAGCACAGGAAGGCGGGTACGAGCTCACTAACGACGACCGTCATTGTCTCTATGAAGTGCATGCCCACATGCTAATCGAAGGTTTGCCTGACTGTGACGACGGTATAGCTTGCCCGTTCGTAATAACAGTAGACAGAAGTAGCCATCAGGTACTAAGTATCCGCAGAAACTGGCGGGAAGGTGATGCGCTTAAGTTAAAACGTCAACATTTTGTCCATTACTGCTACGTACCGGGGTTTGGGTTCTACGGACTAGGGCTAATTCACTTGGTTGGCGGCTTTGCTAAGGCAGGAACGTCAATAATTCGTCAATTAGTTGACAGTGGGACGCTATCTAACCTCCAAGGCGGGTTTAAAACGCGTGGCATGCGTATATCTAGCGACGATAGACCATTAGAGCCGGGTGAATTTAAAGATGTAGACGTGGGCATGGGTACAATCCGCGATAACATCATGATGATGCCTTATAAAGAGCCATCTCAGACGCTGTTTAACTTATTAGGGAGTATTACACAAGAAGGGCGTCGTATGGGTGCGATTTCTGACATGAATATCTCTGATATGTCAGCGAATGCGCCGGTTGGGACCACTTTGGCGATTATCGAGCGTATTTTGAAACCTATGGCAGCGGTACAGAGCCGTGTGCATTACGCGATGAAGCAAGAATTTAAGCTTTTAAAGAGTATTATCGCTAAAGAAGCCCCCGTGGAGCTCGAATATAGCCCTGATACGGGGCAGTTTTACGCTACTAGCGACGACTATAATATAGTTGATATATTGCCTGTATCCGACCCTAACAGCACTACCATGGCACAACGTGTAGTTCAGTACCAAACTGCCCTACAGATGTCCTCACAAGCACCTGAAATATACAACTTGCCACAACTGCACCGTCAGATGCTTGACGTTATAGGCATAAAAGACGCGGATAAAATCATTCCGCTCGAGGAAGACGCCATACCTAAGGACCCAGTGTCTGAGAACATGGATGCGTTAAACGGGTCACCAATGAAAGCGTTTATATACCAAGACCACGAAGCTCATATCGCAGTGCATACCTCTATGATGCAAGACCCGATGATGATGCAGATGGTTGGCCAGAACCCCCACGCCCAGAAAATCATGGCGGCGTTGCAAGCGCATATGGCAGAACACTTAGCGTTCAGCTACCGCTCTAAGATTGAAGCAGAAATTGGGGCGCCATTACCGCCACCGGGTGCTCCGTTACCAGAAGGTGTGGAGATGGAGTTATCCCGCCTGATGGCTATGGCAGGTCAACAGCTTACTCAGAAGAACCAGCAGATGGCGCAACAACAAGCTGCGCAGCAAGCCGCGCAAGACCCGAACATGCAGATGAAGCAACAAGAGCTGCAGATAAAACAACAAGACCAGCAACGCAAAGCGCAGAAAGACCAAGCTGAGATACAACTCAGGGAGCGCCAGCAAGCCCACAAGGAACAGATGGACAACATCGAAAATATGTTGAAATCTAGAGGGGTACAACTGGACAGGGAAGAGTTAGAACTTGAAGCGGAAAAAGCGGGCGCACAACTAGCTGCAGATGACCGCCGAGAAGATAACAAAATGCAGATGGAAATTGCTCGTATGATTGAGCAGAAAGTAAACCAGAGAAACCAAGGGGGCAATAATGGACAACCAACATAGAAAAATAGGGGAGAACCGCCTAACTGATAAACGCAGTGTAGCTCTCGCCACCACTAACTTACAACAAGGGTTTATGTGGGCAATACGCTCGATAGCTAAGCCCACTACTTTCGGGTGATAGTGTGGCT